AGTGATTACGTTAAGTTACAGCGTAATTTTGATGAAGCGAATCCTGAGGCTTTGCTACGTGACTACCTTAAGGCTACGGAGACAGCTCTTGATGATGACGATATACAGTCATTAATGGATGAGTACTCCTACGATGCAGACTTAGATGATAAGTCGGATATTAAGAAGGTCAAAGTAGCAAAGAAGAAAGCTATTGCTAAAGCTAAGAACTACTTCGTTGAGCAGCAAGAGAAATACAAGCAACCCCTTGAGTCAAGGCCGGAAGCTATCTCTGAGGGTGAGAAAGAGCAGTACAATGCTTACAAGCAATATTTAAATGAAGCTGCAACGCAGCAAGAGGAGACTAAACGAAAGTCTGAGTGGTTCACACAGAAGACTGACGAAGTTTTTAACAATGAGTTCAAAGGTTTTGAGTTCAATATTGGAGAAGATAAAGTTACGTATAGTCCGGGTAACGCAGAAGAAACCAAAAAGTCACAGTTATCACCTATGAACTTTGTTAACAAGTACTTAGATGAGAACGGGCTTATGAAGGACGCTGCAGGATACCATAAAGCGTTAGCAGTTGCAATGAACCCTGAAAAGTTTGCTCAATATTTTTATGAGCAGGGTAAGGCTAATGCCACAGAGGATGTGATGAGGAAGACTAAGAATATCAATATGACAACTCGTAACACACCTGAGGTATCGTCTAAATCAGGGACACAGTTTAAATCTTTAAATAATGATTCAGGTCGTGGTTTAAAGATTAGAAGTATTAAAAGAACATAAATTTTAAAAATTAGAAAAAATGGCAGGAGCTATTACAGGAGCTGCAGGGCAACCGGCATTACAGCCGAGTGCGGAGCAAGTTGCATTACAGAGCAACTATATTACAGATTTTAACTTCTTAAATCAGTATCTACCTGATACTTATGAGAAGGAATTTGAGCGTTACGGAAATCGTACCGTAGCATCTTTCTTACGTTTAGTAGGAGCAGAGATGCCTTCTAACTCTGACCTTATCAAATGGGCTGAGCAAGGAAGATTACATACTAAATACGTTGGTGTTACAGGTACAGCAGCAGCAGCAGGTGCAGCGTCTAGTGTATTCACTGTTCCCGCAGGCGAATTAGGTGGAGGTTTACTTGCAGTTCGTGTAGGTCAAACAGCTATGATTATTGACAATGCAGGTGGTAACAGCGTTAAGGTTGTGGTTACTAATGTTGACACAGCAGCGGGTACTTTTGTTGGAGCGTTTTACTCTGCAACAGCAGTAATTTCAGCTACAGCAACTTACACTATGTTTATTTACGGTTCTGAATTTAAGAAAGGTTCAGCAGGAATGCAAGGTTCTTTAGAGGCTGATGACGTATTCTTTGAAAATAAGCCAATTATCTTAAAAGATAAGTATGCAGTATCAGGTTCTGATATGGCTCAAATTGGATGGGTTGAAGTAACTACTGAGAATGGTGCTACAGGTTACCTTTGGTACTTGAAGTCAGAGCACGAAACTCGTTTACGTTTTGATGACTACTTAGAAACAGCTATGTTGGAAGCAGTTCCTGCAGTAGCAGCTTCAGGTGCAGCAAAAGAGTTTGGTAACGCAGCAGGTACAGATAGCCAAGGTGGTTCTGAAGGTGTATTCTACTCTGTAAACCAACGTGGTAACGTATGGTCAGGTGGTAACCCTAACGTATTAGGTGACTTTGATTCAATCATTCAACGTCTTGACAAGCAAGGTGCGATTGAAGAGAATGTAATCTTCGTTGACCGTCAGTTTGGATTTGATATTGACGATATGTTAGCAGCACAAAACTCTTACGGAGCAGGTGGTACTTCATATGGTTTGTTTGATAATGACCAAGAGATGGCGTTAAACTTAGGATTCACAGGATTCCGAAGAGGTTATGACTTCTATAAGTCTGATTGGAAATACTTGAATGACCCAACTATGCGTGGTGGTTTACCACAAGGTGCAGGTTCAGGTCGAATCAACGGGTTATTAGTACCTGCAGGTTCAACTTCAGTGTATGACCAAATCTTAGGTAAGAACGCTAAGCGTCCTTTCTTACACGTACGTTACAGAGCTTCACAAACTGAAGACAGACGTTACAAGACTTGGATTACAGGTTCAGCAGGTGGTGCAGCTACTTCTGACTTGGATGCAATGGAGGTTAACTTCTTGTCTGAGAGAGCTGTATGTACTTTAGGTGCAAACAACTTCTTCTTATTCCAAGAGTAGTAGATTATAAAGGGAGTCTGTTCGAACAGACTCCTTTTACTTTTTTTAAATTCAAATTAAATTCAAATGAAAAAAACAGTAGAGTACGTAGATAAGCAGTACAAGCTATTAGGTCAAGACGCACCTTTATCGTTTATGCTTGCTTCAAGAAATTCAAGAAGATTCCCATTACTATGGTTTGATGAGGATAAAGGAGAGCAAAGAGCGCTTCGATATGCAAGAAACCAACAGAGTCCATTCGAGGACGAGCAAGATGGCAACGCAATACTAGAGCCAATTGTATTTGAGGATGGGTTTTTAACAGTTCCAAAATCAAACCAAGCATTACAGAAGTTTTTAGATTTACACCCTGCAAAGGATGTTAAGTATTCTTTAGTTGATAAAAACAAAGAGGCTTCTGAAGTACTAGAGGACTTAAACTTAGAGGCTGATGCATTGATTGCAGCTCGTGAGTTAAGTATAGACCAAATCGAGGCGGTTACTCGTGTAGCATTTGGTACTGACCCTAGTACAATTACATCATCTGAGCTTCGTAGAGATATTTTATTATTTGCTAAGCAGAACCCTGCGGCATTCTTGCAGGTTGTAGGAGATTCATCTTTACATATTGATTCAATGATACAATCATTCTTTGATAAAGGCGTGTTAGCTTTTAGAAAGAATAAGAAGGAAGTGTTCTTTAACACTCCTACTAATAAAAAACGGATGCTTGTTATTCCGTTTGGAGAGGACCCGTTATATGTGGTCTCATCTTACTTACAAAGTGATGATGGTCTAGACGTTCTAGAATTTCTAGAAAAAGTCGCAGAGACTAAGTAGTGAAAGGGAGGCAGAAATGCTTCCTTTTTTTTTGCTATCTTTGTGACATTATTAATCATTTATATAGTTAAAACAAAAAAACAATGGTAAAATTTATCAAAGTAAATGACATTCCAACGCACGAGGTGCTTATAATACCTATTGCGAGTATGGTAAAAATTCAAACAAATTTAGTTGGACAAACCGATATAGTGTATAGAACGGAAGATGCAGGGTTAGACCGTTGTCAAATATCTCACGCAGCCATGCCTTCAGCTTCAGATACGGCTATGGTTGATTGGCTTACTAGACAATTTATTGCAGCTAATCAACGTCCTTGGTCAGAGCCGATGTATAACGTATTAGCTTCTGACGCTCCTTATTCAATTTCTGACATTCAAATAGCATAATCATGAGAAAGTATATATATCTAAATAACGGAACAAGTGATGTAATCATTAGTAATCTTGAAGGCATTATGTCGGTAGGGACAACAAGTTCTACTGTATTAACATTAAAAGTTTATCAAGAAACTTCTCTTTCTAATCTTGGTGTTATAACCATAACTCACGATGCTAATGTAGGAGCTCACGATATGAAGATTTGGATTCTTGGAGTTATTCAAGACTTGTTTAGTTCAAATTGGAAAGAGGTCGCTCCATTACAGGTTCCACCTAGAGCGGTTTCATCAATAGTTTATTCTTAAGCCTATGGCAAAGTATTTATGAATACCCTTGAAACTAACAGGTGGAACGACAGTGACTCCAACCTACGGTAATGTAGACTTGATTACTGATGGAGATTTTCCAACAGGCTCTACTGCTTGGACAACAGAAGGTACTTGGACTGTTGGTGGTAATGTTGCTAATAGAACAGCTAAAAATTCGGGTTTTGAATTAAAGCAAACTTTTACTTCTAACAACACTAAATCTTGGCTTGTATCATTTGAGCTTAAAACTAGAACAGGAGGTGGTGTTGGAGTAAGATTAAACGGAGGCTCTGTTGCAACATATTATGATACACCCGCTGTTTATACTGAGGTTTTAACCGGAGGAGGTACAGCAACAGATTTAATTATTCAAGCAAACGGCACGTTTGCAGGTACAGTAGATAATGCATCTATTATAGAGGTATCACTAGGTAATTACCTTCAAGTAGTTGGGGGTGATTTTTTAACGACTTGTAAGGTTGGGGACGTAGTGTTTAATACTACAGATAAAACTGAGGCGGTTATTGTGCAAGTTCTTGATAATAATACATTGTTACTATCTAATGATAGCCTTTCAACTGCAGGAGATTCGTTCTCTATATTTGCACCTAATGGTGATACAAGAGGGAATCAGATTCTTAGGATTGATAACTATATTATCTCTGAGTATGACGAAGCTACGAGTGCACCTAACCAATCATCATTTTGGTTTGCTGCAGGCCCTCAGGCTGACAAGGTAACTCTGCAACAGCTTAACAATGCGGTTAACACATACTTTGTAGCTGACGTGATTGAGAGGTTTGTTCAGAGATTAAACGCTCAGTCAGCAACAGCTAGTAGGTTAGACATTCCTCTTAATGAGTTTAGAGACCATAAATATAATCAGGTGTTGACAACAACAGCTATAACACTTTCATAAGATGGCAAATTTTTTAAAACTAAATAAATCATACTTGGGGCCTGAGGTCCTGAGTAATGGTTCTTTTGAGGAGTACGGTCCTGACCTAGTAATAAACGGTGATTTTGCTACTGACTCTAATTGGAGTAAAGATGCAGGTTGGAGTATTAACAACGGAAAAGCTACTTACGATGGTAGTGCTACTACTAGTGCCATAAGTCAAGCACTTAGTATTGTGTCAGGTAAAATTTATAAATTAGAGTTTACTGTTGAGGATTATGTTAGTGGTACTTTAAATGCTTTTTTAAGTAATGGTTCGTTAGGATTAAATAGTATAACAGCAAATGGTACTTATTCTCTTGATATAACAGCAACAGGTACACTATGTGTGTTTAGAAGCACAGATAGCTTTAATGGCTCAGTAACTAATGTTTCAGTACAAGAATCAGGAGCTGTTGAGCTTGTAGATAACGGACAGTTTACAGGTATAGCTAACGGTACTGATGTAACTACTTTACCTCAGTGGTCTACCAACAATCTTGCTTCAGCAAATATTGTAGACAATGCACTTCAAGCTATATCTAGTAGTAATGAGCAATTAGTTAAATTAAATATCCCTACAGTTATAGGTACTGAATATAAGTTTAATGTAGCTAGTGTTACAGGAGATTTAGCTGACAATAGTATATCTATTTGGAATGTTAACGGAAGTGCTGCAGTAGATGTTGATGTTACGAGTGGTTCAGGTAGTCTTACGTTTGTAGCTGACGCTACAACCACACAAGTAAACTTTTTTGCAGGGAACAGGTCAGGGGTCAAGCAAACAAACTACACAGGCATCTCTCTACAAGCAACCAATCAGTTTGCTTATGGGTATTTAAGGCTAGGTTCAGGTCAGTATTCTGTATTTAATTTACAAGCTAAGACTGTTAGGTTTGTTGCAGAATCTACTACTAGGCGTGCTGTGCAAGCTGTAGGCTCAACTACTGCTAATCAAGAGTATCTTGTTAAGATTGATGTTGCAGAAGTAGTTGGTTCAGCTCCGTTTGTGTATTGGAATGGTAGTACTACTTTTATTAAAGTTAACTTAAAAGTGGGTGAAAATGAGATTAGATATAAAAGAGTAGGGACAAGCAACGGTATTTACTTTGGTATAGAAGCTCAAGACGCTTCTCAAGTAGGCTCATCAATTACGCTTAACAGTATATCTTGGCAAGAGGTTGTGAACCAACCAAAGCTAATTGGAGTTGATAATGTATCAATGGTGAGTGCACCAACAGATAACACTGTCGTAATAAACAACGGACTTACTGATGGAGCTGATACTCTTACTATAACTTACGCAGGTGCATCCGCATCTTCAAGAGTACAGATGAGAAACTTCTTCCAAGACAGCATTATCCGTTTAGCGAATGGTAATAACACTGCTGAGGTTTTAGAGATAACTCCTCCGGTGCTTATAACTGATATAGTTGCAAGCTAATACAGCAAGCAAACAAACTACTAAAGAGCTCTTTTATAGGGCTCTTTTTTTTTGCGTATATTTGTGAAAAGATTTTAAGATGATAGATACAGTAAGAAATACAGTCCTTGCTATACTTAATAAGAATAACTACGGATACCTTTCCCCATCAGACTTTAACCTGTATGCACAACAAGCACAGTTAGAGATATTTGAGAATTGTTTTTACCAATACAATACACAGCTTAACTTAGAGAATGCGCGTAGGTCAGGAACTGAGTATGCTAATTTATCTAAAGGCATACTTGAGACTATTGATTTGTTTTCAAAGACAGCTCCGTTAGTTCAAGCTGCGACCAACACATACACAATGCCTTCAGATTATTACTTAATCAACAAGGTGCTTTGCTCAAGTGGTGGTTCATTTAAAGGAGAAGCTGAAAGGGTCAGTCAATCAAAGATTACAATGCTTAACGCTTCAGTTCTTACAGCACCTAGCGTTGATTTTCCTGCATACACGACTGAAGGTTCTGTAATGACAATTTATCCTAGTACATTTAATGGTGCTGCCGATATATCAGCTCAGTATGTTAGATACCCTGTAGCTCCTAAATGGACTTACAACACAGCTTTACAAGCACAAGGTCCTGTGTTTAATCCATCTGCAAGTGATTATCAAGACTTTGAGTTACCGCTTGACAACCTAAATGATTTGGTTATAAAAATATGTCAGTACGCAGGTGTTGAGATACGTGAAGCGATGGTGGTGCAGTACGCACAGGGAGAAGAACAACAAAATAACTTACAACAATAATGGCATATATATCTCAGTATCAGTACTACGAAAATTCAGGAGCAAGCCCTGAGGATGCTAATTGGGGTTCATACCAATACGTTAGCCTAAAGGATATAGTCAACAACTTTATGTTGATGTATCAAGGAAACCACTCTTTAGTGAATAACGAGGACCGATTTAAGATTCTATTTCACGCTAAGCGTGCAGTACAGGAGCTTAACTACGATGCGTTTAAGGAGATTAAGACTCTTCAACTTACAGTGAATGATGCAGTACGATTCGTGTTGCCTTCAGACTATGTTAATTGGGTTCGTGTTTCTTTGTATGAGAATGGTGTGCTATACCCAATGACTGAGAATATTCAGTTAACATCAGCACAGGCGTACTTGCAAGATAATAATGCTAAGATATTATTTGACGAAGCGGGTAGTGTATTAAAGCCTGAGTTCTCACCAATTGACGTTGATAGGATTACAGGTACTAAGAAGACAATATACTTAAATGAGAATAGCGCATACAACAATGCAGAGGGTTATTGCTGTGATGGTATGTGGTACTTTGATTTTGCAATAGGAGCTCGCTACGGGCTTAATACGGAGACGGCTAATGCTAACCCTACCTTTAGAATAGATTCGAAAGCAGGGGTTATTAATTTTGATTCTACGATGTCAGGCAAGAGCGTGATAGTAGAGTACATATCTGATGGTATGGAAGGTGGTGATAATTCTCTTATAACAGTTAATAAATTGTTTGAGGAGTACGTGTACGCATACATCCAATATTCTATCTTAGATAGTAAGTTGGGCGTTCAGGAGTACATTGTAAATAGAGCAAGAAAAAAGAAGTCATCGCTTCTACGTAATGCAAAGATAAGAATTAGTAATATTCATCCGGGTAGATTGCTTATGAATCTAAGAGGACAAAACAAGTGGATTAAGTAGTATGGCTAATAGTAAAAGAAATTTTATAGCGGGTAAGATGAACAAGTCACTTGATGAAAGGCTTGTACCTAATGGTCAGTACATTGATGCAATGAACGTGCGACTTGGGTCTACCGAGGATTCAGAGATTGGTTCTGTAGAAAACTCAAAGGGTAATACTATTTTAACTTCAGTAAATCTAGGTATTTATGGTGGTGCCACCACGTATTTTCTTAGTTCCGAAGCTCGTTGCATTGGTGCTTTTGAGGATGGTGTAAATGAAACTATATATTGGTTTATACACGATAGTAATTCTCCATCGACATCTACAGGTAAGGCTGATTTGATAGTATCATTTAACACTAAAACATTTAACTTAAGATACCACGTAAAAAGTTTTAAGAACTCTGAAGACACAACTAATACTACCTTAAATTTTAATTCAGCACACCTTATATCTAATGTAAATAAAGTTGGTGATTTATTGTTTTTTACAGACAACTACAATCCTCCTAGAAAAATTAATGTAAATGAGTCGTATGCTTACCCTACGAGTATTGATGGTGTCGATAATTTTAATTACAACGACATTCTTGTTATAGTTAAACCACCATCATATGCTCCGTCTGTTATAAATACAGTGACAGGTTCGTTAGATACATTTATGCAAGAAAGGTTTATATGTTTTTCTTATAGGTATAAATATAAAAACAACGAGTACTCAGCCACATCTCAATTTACTAATCCAAGTTTTGTTCCTCAGCCGTTTTCATTATCTTCAGACAATTTTTTAAATGAGGGTATGGTCAACTCAAAGAATGGGGCCACTCTTACATATAACACAGGGGGTAGTGAGGTTGTTGAGATAGAAATATTATTTAAAGAATCGTCATCTAATATTATAAAGGTAATTGAATCTATAGATGCTACTACACTACCAAACAATCAAGACCAACAATATACTTTTGAGGATAGTAAAATATTTACGATACTTTCAAGTGGTGAGATATTAAGACTTTACGACAATGTACCTTTATTAGCTAAAAGTCAGACCCTTATGGGAAATAGACTTATGTATGGTAATTATGTTGATGGATATGATTTAAAGCGTGATGGTGTAAAAACTAAATTTGATTATTATATTGAGTCAATTAGTAAGTCGTTTGGGCTTACACCAATAACTACTTCTAATGTTCCTTTAAACGGGCAAGAATATATCTTAGCAAACGCAGAAGAGTCTAGTGGTAAAGTAGAAGTAACTCTTAGTGAAATAACAGAATTAAAAGCAGGAGGTAATCTTACACTTAGCTTTACAATTGAACACGATGATTGGGAGCCTTCAACTCCGAGTGTTACTATCCCCACAAGTATAAACCCTCCTACTACAGTTGCGTTTAATTATACTCTTTTACAAGACTTTAATAGCGTATCTGAGTTAGTTAATAGTATTGATTTTCAAGAGAAAATGGGTACGGCAAGTAATATTAAAACAGTAGCTCTTTCAGGAACAGGTTCTACTTTTACAGATATAATAAACGATTCATTATTAACTGAAATAGGTTCATACACTAAATTTCAAAGCGGTATAGCTACGGCAGGAGAACCTATATTAGTTACTACAGCCACAGGTTCACCTGTTCTTAATCTATCTGTTATAACTATGGGTTATACTACAGATATTTCGGCTCCCTCAACATCCAATACAGTTTACGAGCTTTTTAATTTAACAAACATTGATTTCTCGTATTCAGAAATAGGCAGCTCTTTAAGTTTGCATAGCAATAGAGGGTACGAAGTTGGTATTGTTTATATGGATGAGTTTAATAGAGCTTCAACAGCTTTAGTTAGTAATAATAATAATGTATATATATCGTGTGCTAATAGTATAAATAAAAATACTATTAAACTTACAATGCCTACATCTCAAATAGCTCCTGATTTTGCTAAAAGATTTAAGTTTGTAATAAAGCCTGATGGTGAAGATTACGAGACTATATACTCTCAATTATACTTTGAGGAAGCGGGTACAAGTTTTACATATTTTAAATTAGAAGGAGAGAATATAGCAAAAGTTGAAGAAGGTGATAGATACATTGTAAAAAGGTCAGCATCAGGCCCTTCAGATAGTTGCTTATACGCAACCGTTCTTGAAAAGGTTTCTTTAGCTGAAGGAGATATAATATCAACAGACTCTAATATAACCGTACCTGCAGGTACGTATATGAAAATACAACCTTCTAATTTTTCTACAAGCCTTGAGGAGAATAGTTATATAAATCCCGGTTCGCAAGAGTCACCATCTTCAGTTGACGCAGCGCCTACTTTTTTAAATTATAGAAACTTTGAAGATAGTATCACAAGTAATACGTTTAGTAATTACGCTATACCTCAAGGCTCTTCAATAGAAATGAATCTTGATTTATATAGGAATGCGTCTACCAACTTTACTCAATCTTGTGATTATCTTTACTTTAAATTTAATAGAACATTTACAGCTTCAGATAACTATGATAATATTATTGATTGGTTTAATGGTGACAATATAGCTTCTACGTTTTCATCTGCAAATACTAGTAGCGAAATTTCTTTTGATTACGATACGCAGGAACAAACAAATATTAATGTTTGGCGTGGTAACACTACGTCAGCATCTAATACCAAAGTAAATTTTGCTTGGTTTAAAAGTACTGACTCTGCTAATCTTAATGAAATAATATTTTTAATTAGAGGTTTTGATGCTTGCCCATCAAGTGGCTATAGTTCAAGTGGTAGAGCTAAGATAAAAGCATCTTTTAAGATTATATTATCTGACGGTACTGTTATATTTGAAACTGAACCATCAGAGTCTTTACCTGATGTTTGGTATGAAGGTCAGGACTCATATCCTGTATCTGCACTAGGTTTTCACGAATCTAATATTACAGGAGATACCAATCAAACCTCATCTGTTGATGGTATATTTAATTTGAATTTCGCTAATTGCTATTCATTTGGTAATGGAGCTGAAAGCTATAAGATTAGAGACTCTATTAAGGGTAAGGAGATGAGTATGGGTAATCGTGTTACAACTGTTTCAGAGCAAGATTACAAGAGAGCTCATAGGAGTTCTGACATAACATATAGTGGTCTATATAACGATGAGACCAACTTAAATAGACTTAACGAATTTAACTTAGGGCTGCTAAACTTTAAGCCACTTGAGGCTTCTTTTGGCCCTATTAATAAAATGTTTGCTCGTGAGACTGACATACTTGCACTGCAAGAGGACAAGATTTCATACGTACTATCGGGCAAGAATTTATTGTCAGATGCATCAGGAGGAGATGTTCTTACGTCAGTGCCTGAAGTACTAGGTAAGCAGATAGCTAGAATTGAAGACTTTGGTATTAGTGATAATACTGAGAGCTTTGTTTCATACGGAGTTGATAAGTTTTTTACTGATGCTAAAAGGGGTGCTTTAATACAGCTTAAAGGTAGTAGTGCCTCTAACGAGCAGCTAAATGTTATATCAGAGTATGGTATGCGTAGTTGGTTTAGAGATTTGTTTCAAGATAGTTTTAATACGCAAAAGCTAGGTGGTTACGACCCTTATATGAATGAGTATGTTTTATCTAACAACGACATATTATTACCTCAAAAAATTGAATCTATACCTTGTGGCTCTTCTAATACAATTACTCTTGATACTGAGAACTCAATATCTTACGTTATTAATCTATCTGATGATATTGGTACGGTAACAACTCAGTTTAGTACTACCGCATCGGTTAATGTTACAGGAACTTGGAATGGAGTTCAGCAATTTACTGCGGTAGTTTCATCTACTTACTTTCCTACTTTTGTAAAGAACTTAATATTCCCTAACGAGCTTACAATAACTATATCTAAAGTTAATACTGCAGATAAACCCGTTATAACAGTAACATCTATATGCCCAACAGCTACTGCGCTTCAGGTTAGGGCTATTGTTCTTACAAACAATGAAGAGGAAGGTAAGTCAATACATTATCGTTGGACATACAGAGTTGGCTCGGGTAATGAAGGGTTAGTACAAAGCCCTTTTCAGGTGTCTAATTTTGTACAAAACGCTCAACCACCTTTTGCATCTTCATATGTAATATATGATGGATTTAAAGGTCACGGAATTATACCATTTAGCGGTGCTACTATGGATATGTCTACCTTTAAGTACTCGAGTGATACTTATGATGTTAGAAATACAGGTGATAGGCTTGATAAATTTAAGTTTCTTGTAACCCCAATAGTTTATGAGAACAATCAAACAGGGTTACGTAACTTATTAAATGCTATTCCTGCGGCTAACTCAGCTACACCTATAGGTGTGAATCCTACTTTTGTTGATACGTTTAATCTGCCTGCTATAACGGGTAGTGATAAGATATTGTATTTGGTTTGGGACTTAAGGGCAGCAAACGAAACGTTGTTGTGTTATGACTCGGATACTACAGCAACAGGATTAGAGGCTGTTTGTTGTGAGTGTGCCTGTAACGCTGCTGTAGATACCACTTACAGGATTACCAATAATGGTACTAGCACTATAGATGTGACTACATCAGGAGGAAGTCAGGAGGTTTTTACTAATCAGTCTATTCTTCAGTGTTCAAGCATTTACCCAACCTACACTCCTATAGGTGCTACAGGTATTACTATACAGGTTGCAGATTGTGATTGTTAATAATTAAAATAAAAAATGGCAGAATATTCAGATTTTTTTTTAGACGGAGCTAATCTTCAGAGCTCAACTGCGGTCTACACAACAAGTGCTTTAACCACTTTTGCTGCAGATGGTTATTATTCTGACGGCTTAGTTGTTAGAAGACAAGTAACAGGTATTGGTTTACTTCCTGTTGAAGACTGCCCTGCGTGCGGTGAATTTAATTGCGAGAAAAATATTACAATACAGCCTGTGACGGCATCTGAATGTCGTATTAACTATAAGATGAATGCTTCTCTAGGTGCTATAAAAGTTACTATTACAGGAATAACTCAATCAGGTGGTAGACCTATAGGTATATCTATAAGAGGTACGGGTGACTTAGCTGCAGCGTACAACACATTCTCTTCTACAGGATTGGCAGGTATTCAGGATAATGTGATTACAGCTCCTAGTAACACGGTGCCTAGTTATTTTTATGTTGATGGTATGAGGATTTGTCAAGGTTGGACTAATGGAAGTGCTGAGCTTCCTGAGTACAAGTATAATCCAAATACAGTATTATTTGCACCTACCGGAACTACAAGTAGCTTTTCGTATAGCAACAAGATGACAGTGCCTACTAACGGACTACCAACAACTGTTGGTGATATTGTGACTTATATACCAAAAACTACCGCAGCGCTTGACACTATAGATGTTATTGCAGTCTACCCTTGTGGTGGCCCAACACCAACGGTTAATGTTGAATGTCCTACTGTTTTACACACTTTTAACTCAAGTTTAAGTACAACTGTTAGTACAACCCAAGGTTCGGCTTGCGCTAAAAACCTTGGAGGTAGGACACTAGTTCACGGTAAAGTTAGGGGAACTGTAAATGGTAAGTTTAAAAACGGTGATTATATTTTCATAGCAAGTAGCACAAGCAGCTTTGATTATGAAAAACTTGATGATGGTTGGTGGAAGGCTTTATCTATAGATTTCCCTGAAGCTACCCAAGGTACACCTATACCAAATTACACGTGCATTTTTTATTCAAAGGATGGGATAATTAGTCAAGTAGAAGATTGTTAAAATAAAGATATGCCAAACTATACACTTACATACAGCGAAGGGTCTAAAGGATTTCCTTCATTCTATAGCTACAATCCTGAGTATATGATAGGGATGAATAATTTCTTTTATAGTTTTAAGAATGGTCAACTATATAGGCACAACACTAATGACACTCGTAATAGCTATTATGGCACTACGTATGCGTCTACTATAAAGACTGTGATAAATGAGATGCCTCTAGATAATAAGCTCTTTAAAACGCTTAATCTTGAATCTACTGATGCGTGGTCCGCAGAGTTACTTACAGATGTGGCGGCTCAGTCAAGCTCTATAGAAAGCACATCATTTGTAAAGAAAGAAGGCAACTACTTTGCTTACGTTCGGACTAATGGCGTAGCTTCAGGCGGTGCATTAACTGAGTCTGACTTTAAGTCACGAGCTAACGGTGGTGTTGGTGAGGTAAATTCTTTAGCCGGTGGAGGTTCAGTAACTGATTTAAGATTTGCTGTTTCTGTTGACATTAACAGCCAATTATCTGTAGGTGATTCAATATATGCAGGTTCGGGCTCTACCCTTTCTTTTGCCGGAGTTGTTACTGCAGTGAGTAATGGTGATACTATAATCACTAACTATATTAGAATAAACAATACAGGAGGTACACTCCCAAGTGCAGGTAATTTTGTTATGTACTTTAAGAATGCACAGGCTGAATCGCTTGGTGTGATGGGGCATTATACTGAGATAACTCTTACGCTTCCTAACACGGTAACCACAGCTAGTGAGCTTTTTGCTATTGAGTCTGAGTTAATGAAAAGTTATCCTTAAAATTTAGTATCTTTGCTACTAGATGAAATTCAATACAACTCCACTACAGCACGAAGATTACGACAACATCCTTAAGGGATGGTGGAAGGATTGGGGATGGGAAGCTCCTAGCAGAGATTTCTTACCTCAAGATGGTCAAGGTGGTGTAATGGTTTGGGACGGTGATACGCCTGTATGCGCAGGCTTTTTGTATAACACCAACTCAAAAGTAGCGTGGGTAGATTGGATTATATCTAACAAGGAGTATAAAAAATCACGTAAAGAAGCGTTATCAATATTGATACAGACATTAACATCAGTTGCAAAGAACCTAGATAATAAGTTCGCTTATGCCCTTATAAAGCATAACGGACTTATTGGTGTTTATGAGCAGCAGGGTTATTCTACAGGTGATTCATACAATAAAGAAATGATTAAAGCATTATAATATGGCAGCAGCAACAGCAATAATAGCGGCAGCTTCAACATTAGCAAGCACAGGAATGTCTTTTGTTCAAGCAGGTAAACAAAAAAAGTTAGCTCAGGACGCACAAGCAGCGGCAGACGAAGCATTTAAAAAAGCTGAGGCTCAGCTTGACGTGAATTACTTTGAGCAGCTTGGTATAAGTAAGACGCCTTACGATAACCAAAGAGAAGCGATAGCTCAGCAGGCAGCACAAGCAATGGAGATTGGTCGTGAGTCAGAGAGAGGTGGAGCTGCTACTGCAGGCCGAGTACTTGCTCAGTCTAACATAGCACAACAAAACATTACAGACAAGCAAACAAAAGATTTAGAGGCTTTAAATAATTTAGTGGCTACAGAAGAATCAAGGTTAGGAACAGCAAGGGCTAACTTATCTTTAGAGCAATCTGAAGGTGCAGGAATAGCTGCAGCACAAGCGCAGAACCAACAAAACCAAGCTATAATGTCAGGTGTTTCAGGGCTTGCTAATGCAGGTATGTCATTGTATGAGAACTCTGAGTTGTATAAACAAAACAACGCAGAACCTAGACTTGATAATACGGCTGTAACTTTAGATACTATAACACCTTCTTCTACATCTCAAGCACAATTAATTAGACCTAATGAATTTCAAGGTCCTGTGAGTCAATTTCAAGCACCTGTATCAACTGACCAAAATATGGTAATGCCTAATATATACCCACAAGTTGTGCCTTCTCAGAATATGTCACTCCCAATGACCCCTGCTCAGCAGTTTCAAAATACATCGTCAATGTTTAATTTGCAAAACCCTCAGTTGATTAATCAAAACATACCTAACCCTGTGGGTGCTTTTATGCAAGCCGGAGTAAATGGTAGCGGGCTAACGCAAGAACAATACCTTAATCTAATAAACCCACGTAGATAATGGCTAAGTCATATTATAAGCAAAGCGAAAGACCTGTTGTTGAAGGTGTTAATTGGGGACAAATTAGTACTGACCTTAGTGCTAAGTTACTAGCTGAAGAAAAGAGACGTGAGGATTTAAAGACAAAACTTGATACTGAATCACGTGATTATATGCGTGAGTTTAATGACACCCCTCAGGGTCAGCACGATGGTTCTAACGAAAGAATGTCTAGATTTGCATCTGATGCGTCTGCATATATGCTTGATTTAGACAAGAAACTTAAAGCAGGTCAGCTACCCCTTAGGGAATACAATGCAATGCGTGCAAACCTTAAGCAAGGAACAACAGATATGTTTGAGGTTTCAAAAAAATTTAACACTGATTATGCAGCTAGTTTAGAAAGAGCTAATTCGGGTAATGCTTCGGCTGAAGAGGTATACCAAAACGCACAGATACAAGCATTTGGTGACCCTGCTAGTTCGGGTATCTATATAGACCCGTCTACAGGTCAGATGTCAGTAGCTAAAATGGTTGATGATGGTAACGGGAGACTTGTACCATCTTCAAACCCTAGCGAGCAAAAATCAATGTTTAGTCTAAAGAATACCGTTGAGCGTAAGATAGATAACTTTAATGTTAATGAGTTCTCTGAAGGTATAAAGGGAGCGTATGATGTAAAGTTTCAAAAGATACTTAACGACCCGAATACTTCAGAGGGTACAAAAACATCTATGCTTCAGAGTGATGACTTTAAAAAAGCTACAAACGATTTAATAAGTAGAGAGTTAGTTAACACTCATAACGCTGCAAGCATACTTACAAATAGAGCAAATAAAGAGTACAGGTTTGAAACACTCCCAAACAACAAGCTACCTGATGTACAGGAGGAGGGTGTTATATATTTAGTGCCTGACCCAACCAATCCTAATAGTGGAGCGTCTCAACCATTACTTACTGAGAAGCAGACTAATGAAGCTACAGAGATACTTAGAACGGCTATAAACTCTAAGATAGGTGTCGAGGTTACTGAGTTTGATGTAGAAAAGAAAAAAGGGCAAGAATTGGCTAATAAGCTAAGTCAAGAAAAGCTAGACCGATACGTGATGATGACACCAATAGAAATAATTAAAGAAGGTTTAAATATTGAGCAGCTCAAACAGCTTGGAGAGGAGCGTGCAGCTAAACACGAATCAGATATGGAGGCTGCTGAAAGCATTGAACAGAAGCGACAGATAGAGCTTAAGTATCTTGATGAGGAGAAGCAGTTAAAGATATTAAATACCGAGACTATGATGGATGAGCGAGCAGCTAAAAATGAGGCTGACTTGGCTGCGGCTAAGACCACGGAAGAAAAGCAGCGTATACAAATCAAATATCTTGATGACCAACTTAAACTTGACAATGAATTATTAGAACAAAAAATAAAGCAAGGTGATAAAAAGAATAGTACAGCCTTGAAAGACTATAACACTTACGTTCAAAATAGATACACCTTGAATGAAGGTGATATTTTAGATGAGGACATTGCTGAAGAGAATTTAGTTATGGCTTATGGTGATTTAGGGTTTAAATTTGACACTAATACTTGGTACCAAGATGAGGGTATAAAAATTACTAGCCCTGATGGTGAAACAACTATAACTATAATTTTAGATTCCCCTAATGCAGAGCAATCAATACATAGCTTTATAAACCTTAACACCCCTATGGAAGATATTAGTAGGCTTAGTAAATCAGGAGGCCTAACTAAGAGTGAAAAGAAAGAAGCTGACAATACAACACCAATAGACACATCAAGTTATTAAAATTAAGATATGAACGAGCAAGCATTAAAGGATTCTTACGAATTATTTAAACAGAAAGGTTATACTAAATCTTTTGATGAATATGTAAATCTTATAAACACAAACCCTAACGCTTTAAATGATTCGTATTCCTTATTTAAAGAACAAGGGTACGGAAAGTCTATAGAGGAATTTTCAACTCTTGTTGGTGTAAAAAAAAAAGACGAGTCCGTTTCTATTGTTCAAGAGGACGTTACGGAATCCATTACACCGGAAGTTCAGGAAGAAGTTATCTCATCGGATGCTTCGTATCAAAGAGATGATTCTATAACTGACAATGATTATCTTGTTGGTCTTAGTAATGGTTCTATAAAAACCAATGAAGGTAGTGTAGCTACCATTACAGAGGTTATTGCTGCAGCTAAAGAACAAGGCTACCCTCAAGAGGAAATAGACTCCCTAATGGTTGCCTCATCCTCTGACCCTACTGATTCAATAAGCGTATCTGATGTGTCTGTTCAAGAGGATAAACCTAATTGGAAAAAACAAATAGATGAGTTTGGTGAGTCAGCTTCTATATGGAATGACCCTAGTGCTGCGGGGGTATCAACCGAAGAAATACGTGAGTATTACTTATCAACACAACAACCGGAGTCTGTTCCAACAGACTCTACACTAACAGAGCAGGAAGAGATTATCCCATCTGATGTTACCGAGACAATAATTCCTAAAAAAAGAAAAGGTGTAAGATTAAATTTTGATGAAGATGGCAATGTAGTCGGAGAATCAACTCACTTAATGAAAAGAGAATTTATACCTGAAGAGGGGTGGGTTGCCTTTCCATCTTTATTTCAAGATGAAGACGGAGCGTGGATTGATATGTCTAATAAGCCTGATGATGAGTGGCATTCTATTTATAAGGAAGCTAAATCAAGAGGTGAGGTCTATAATTTTGGCACAGACAAGCAGGCTGCTATTGATTTCGCTGACAAGGGCTCTTGGAAATCAAAAACTTTATCAAATCAAGAATCTACGATTACAACTCCTACTGCAGATGTAGTAGAGGAGGCTGTCGTTGAGCAAGCTCCAATCCCCACAGAATTAGACCAACAAATATACCAAGGAATATACGGCAGGGCTATAGAGCAGGGAGGTACCCCTGTACCTACTATAGAACAGTGGATGAGCACAAGAGAGTCTTCTGCTAAAGATGATAAATATGGTTACGTGGATGCTGAGGCTGACGTTTTTAGAACAATAGCTAACATACCAAAGACCTTGGAGGCATCTTATGATAAATCATTCCCGGGGTTTTTAGCTAGAATAATTTCTACTAGCGGTGGTGTTAGTGGCCCTATATCGGGACCTTCATATACAGGTAAGGACGAGCCTTTAATTCCTATTTCTGACGAATACGCTACCGAACCTATAATAAATATTACAGATTATAAGGAAGGAGATACCAATGAATATGTAACCGATATACTTTCTACTGTTCTAGATATTTTCTCTATGCCTAATGTTGGTATAGGAGGTGCTCTAACCAAAGTACTACCTAAGTTGCCAATGCTAGGTGTAGCTAAGTACGCTACCGATACTTTAGTTAAACTAGGGCTTAAACCTTCGGTAGCCTCAAAAGTAATTAAAAAGCAGTTACCTAAAGCTCTTGAAACTATAGATAAAGGGGGTTCTACATTTGCTTTATTTGAAACATCAAAAGATTTTCAACGCCAAGTTCAAGAGTTAGGTGGTATGAGTGAAGTTGATTTTACTCAATCACCTGAAGCATTTGCAAAAGGATATGGCCTTGGAGCAGGTTTAGGATTAATAGGTCAGCTTGGTAGACAAATCCCTAAACTTACTGCTGCTTTAAGAACAGAAGGTAGGGCTGCTGTTGCTGAAAAAGGAGTGTCACAAGCATTGATTGATAGGGGTTTATCGGACTCTAGGATAATAGGTACGTTAGGCGAAACTATAGGTTTAGGTGGAGAGGTAGCTACCTTTGGTCTCATTAACGCAACAACTCCAACCCTTGAGAATCCTGAAGGAGAGTTAACTGCAGAGTCTTTTTCTGAGGGAATGAGCGAGGCGTTAAAGTATATCATAGGTTTTAGGGCTGTTGGTTTAGCGAGCCGAGTAGCTAAAGGTCAGACTGCATTTAACAAGCAATACTCAGAATTTAATAAGGCAGAGAAAGAGCAGGCTTTTTCTTTGTTTACCGAAATAAATAATAAGATTAAAAGCGGTGAGTTAACCGAGCAAAGTGCTAGCGAATATTTAAAAAATAAGATAGACGTAAAGATTACGCCTAAACAAATTAAAGAAAAAATTAAAAGTGGAGAGATAACTGAAGCTAATGCTGCAGAATATTTTTCAAAACAAGAAGTTAAATCTAGCTTACCTATAACCCTTATTGATAAGGTTCTTCAGGAAATATCAGGGATGAAGAGTAACCTTTCTAGAAAGGATGTGTTTAATAAAGTTTTCGAAATTGAAGCTCAAGCAAAAACTGATGGTACATATAGAATCAATACTTACTCTAAGGATGGACTGCTATTAACTACCGCAAATGTTAAAGGACCTGCAGAGGTTAGTGGCTTTATAAATAAATTCAAAAAGGTTCAAGCTAATGAAATAGAGAAAGCTAATAATGGTCAAGGTAATTACCCTGTAAATAATAAAGTTTCTTACACGATTAACCCTGTACCTTTATTAGAATCTAAACAGACCACTACAACTGTAGATGGTGATGATATTACTACTACAACTAATATAGTTACAGAAGAATACGCCGCTCAAAAATTAATTGAGGAGGGCGTTCAGAACGCAACGCCTGAAGAGGTAAAACAAAAGCAACAAGAACTTTTAAAAGAACAAGCCAATGCCATTCAAGAGCCAAGCACAGAGACGGTGGATGTACAAGAACAAACCGGAGATAGCCAAACAGTGGGAGAGGGAGACACCGAAGTCAGCGAACTTACCACAGAGACTACACAAGAAGTTCAAGAATCTGATGTCGACACGAAGACTGAGGTAACTATTGAAGGAGCTTATGATGAGTATGGTGATATTGATTATGAGGCTGCAAGTGAGGTTGATGCTATTGCAAAGAAAAGAGATTTAGGAATTACAAGTGACAGAGAGATAGCGTCTATCGCTAGAGATTCTGAAGGAAATATTATTGGAGGGGCTTACACTTCATACGATAACACATCAGGAGAGTATACTTTTGATGTTGTAGTTGATGAGAGGTTTGATGGTAAAGGTGTCGGCTCTAAGCTCCTTAACGAAGTTATAGAGATTCCTTTTGAGATTCAAGATATGAATCCCGATGCTAAGGTAGTAGTTGATGTAGTAAACCCTCAGATGCAATCAATGCTTGAGGCTAGAGGATTTGAAGTTATAGAGAAGACAGGGCCAAACAGAGTTAAAATGTCTCCTAAATTAGAAGTTCAAGAATCTGATGTCAGCCCGGAAGTCCAAGCTGAGATAGATGCAATTGAGGCAGATGAAAGAATAGACTTATCAGAGCTTGATGCAATAACTCCAACGGAGGAACCTAACTCTAACCTTGAGAGAATACAGGAGTTTTATGATGGTGAAATTGAAGGTATTCAAGAAGAAATTACTCTAGAGCAAGGCAATACCAAGGAAGGTATAGCTGAGATAAAGTCTAAGATTGCTGATGTAAGAAAGGATAAATCCTTATCAAAGGATGAAAGGTTTGAAGCTATAGAGGATTTAAAAGCTGAGCTTGAAGACTTTAAGCAGGAGCAAAGAGATGTAATTAGCACGTACAAGGACGATATAAGAGTCGCTAAGGCTGAGATGAAGGCTGATATTAAGGAAGCGAAGAAGTCAACTCCTGAGTTTAGATTGAAGAGTGCAGATGAAACGCAGGTTGATGCTATAGAGTCAGCTAAAGTTACGGATGTTATAAATGAAATAGAGTCACCTAATAAAGAAGTTCAATTAGCTTTTCAATCCTCTAGTTCTATAAGTGTAGATGGATTAAATAAAAGAACGGACACACCTTTAAATTCTACGACACTTAAGGTTGTAGATGGTATACCAACCATATTCACTATTACAGACCAACTCACTACAGGTAATACAGTTAATCCTGAGACGGGAAATACTATAGACAACCTCAAGGGTGCTGTTGGTTTTAATGGTACTAAAGGTCACGAGAATTTTGCTTGGGCTAACTTAGGGGTAAATGAAGGTAACGCTATAATATCAAAAGCTGTTAAAGTAGCTGAAGACAATCCATCTATTTTTGAGAAATGGTGGAAAGAAAACCCTGAGTACAATGGATTAGTTCCAATGAATGTAGTTAAGATGGGCGAGGGTGCTATGATATCTAATGAAGCTACATTTAGAGTTTTAGCTGACAATATAAGTACACTTCCTACCAAAAACAGAAAGGCTGCTTTATCTGCTTTAAAGAGGGAGGTAAAATCAGAAATTAAAAAGTTAAGCTCTATAAATAAACCAACTAGTAATAATAAAAAAGATTTAAGTCTTTATCGTAAAATACAATCTGAAATTTCTAATGTAAAGGCAACATCTATAGAGCAAGTTTTATCTAATAAGTTTATTGATAATCTTTCTTTAGCCGCAAGAGTTTTGTTAAGCAACAAGATTACGTATGGTAGTGTAGGTGAGCCGGGCTTAAAAACCAAAACACCGGGCACGCCTAATAAAACTGTAACCAAAGCATTATTAGAAGGTCAACCAAAAGAGTCTAGACGTAAATTAAACTTAGGTTTTATAACGGATGTTATAACGGACCCTGAATTACGAAACGTACCTATAGGCAATATAGTTGCTTTAGTTGGGGTTGATGTTTTAAATCCTCAAGTATTAGAAACTACACACCCAAATTATAAATACGGAGTAAAAGGTAAATCTATTGGGGTTTTAGAAAACCCCGTACCTATGGAGAAGGCTTACCCAAAAACTTACGAGAAAAGTTTTAAAGTACTCATAGACAAAGAGTCTAAAGGAATGAAAGCGTCAGGCCCTACTATAATCGCACAGCAATCAGGAGTCGGAATGGGTATAGCATCACTTGATTACGTTGGTGCAATGACAAGTTCTAATTCTGAGAATGTAAATAAACTTGTTTCATTTTTAAATGAATCATTCCCAAGTGTAACATTATCTGTAGACTCAAAAAAGTTTAATGACATAATGAATACTGAGGGAGTTAAGAAGTATTTAAAAGGTGATGAGGTTGTTTATGGAGTAACAGTTAACGGTGATGTGTACGTAAACCCTGAAGTTCACAACTCAGAATCAGCCTTATTTAATACGGCTATTCACGAGATGGGTCATATATGGACTGACTACCTCCAAACAACTAAGAAGGGTAGAGAGATGTACGCTAAAGGTGTTGAGCTTGTAAAAGAAACCGATACGTACAGAGAGCAGTTAGAGATATTTAATGGAGATGAAGCTAAGGCAGCAAATGAAGCATTAGCTATCCTTATAGGTAATAAAGGGGAGACTATAACAGATGGAGCTACAAACAGTAAATTTAAAGAGTGGTTACTTGGTTTATGGAATTACATTAAGAAACAATTCAAACAATTTAAAGACTTAACAAGTAAAGAAATTCAAGACTTAACTCTTGACCAATTTTTAGGTACAGCTTTACGTGATATACTTAGTGGTAAACCAATAAAGCTCACGCCTAAACAACGTGCAGCTATGAAGGCTGATGTTGCGTTTAGAAAAATGTCTCCGTCTAATAAAGTAGTTATAGAGAAAGTTGTAAAAAACTTAAGAAGCATTGGGTATTCCGAGGTTGGTATATCTGAGCTATTAAAAGCAAAAGGCTTTAACTCTAGAGTCATAAGTGAAATTATGGCTAAAGTAAAGAAAGTTAAGAAAGAATTTAAACCTGATGTGTATATAAAAGAAGCTAGGGAAGCAAACTTTACTGACGAGCGAATAATGAACTACCTTACTAATAAGAAAGGTATTAATGTAAAAGATGTTAAAGAAATGCTATCTATTGATGGACTTCCTAATTCTTTTGCAAATATAAAAGGTGGGGCAAAAGCAGGTTTAAAGCTATTTAAAAGAGTTAACACTTTTAGAAATAATTTAATATCTAAAAATAAAGCCACAAAAAAGAATAAGTTATCTGAAGCTCAAATAACAGATAAAATAATTCAGTTTTTAGAGAAGCAACCCGAGTATAAAAATGAATCTGAAGGTAAAATAGATTTATCAACCACTCAAGCTAAAATGATTACTGAGTTTCAAAGAATGAATACTCTTAGGCAAACTCAAGCTATGAGGGCTAAACTAGCAACGGCTAGAAGGGATATAAAGCAAAGAGCTAAAGGTGCTAAAGACGTAAAGACCACTCAAGATATACTTAAATCATTTATAAGGAAGACTATTCCTGTCAATCAATACACAAAAACTGATGTATTAAGTCTTATAAATAAAATAACAAAAGCGGAAAAGGCTTCAATAGATAATTTAATAAACGAGGTCTTTGAGTTTGCTATCGCTAAAAATGTAAAAACCCTTAATAGTGATATAAAAGATATATTAAATATTAAAACAGAAGAGCTTCAGTCAGGAAGACTTAAAGGTGTTAAAGTTGATAGTGATACAGCTAAATTAATTAAATTAATCAATAAGAGTGTACTAACTAGCAAGAGCACTGCTGATGAAATTGAAGCATCTAATGAGATTGAGCGAAAAAAAATAAACGAATTATCCGAAAAACCTAAAGAAAATATTTCAGAGATTATGGCTAGGACTTCTTTGATTGGTATTAACAATTCTTTATTAATGGATAATAACGACCCATCAAAAGTAGATGCTTTAGATGTGGCTCTTGAAAATTTAGAGGCTTTAGTTAAAAAAGGTAAGAGTGAATTAGCTGTCTTGATAGAAGCTCAAAAGACTGAATATAACAAGCAATTTGAAGAAGCCTACCTTGATATAACAGGGCAAGAGATAGATATGTCTAATCCTGATTCTGCAAACTTACTCAATCAAGCTAAGCGTGATATAGCTTCTAAAGAGAATAAAAAAAATGTACAAAAGAAACTTAGTGGTTTTGTTAATACTATTCTAGGAGGGACAAGAGACTTCTTTTATAGCGCAGAAGCACTTCAAGGTTTGATGGATGCTGTATCTAAAATGCCGGGAGAATTATTTGGCGGTAAAATGCAAGAGTTGGTTACCGATAAAATTGATGCCTCGACTAGAAGGTTTAAGGAAAGAAGATTAATGTATAACGAAGTCTTGACAAATAAGTTTAAGGATATATATGGGAAAAAATGGAAGTCTATGGTTCGTTCCAATGCAATGCCAACAACCCTTATAGAATCTATAGATATGATTTACAGTCAAAACCAATTATATTATTTATATAATCAATTTAAGGACCCTGCAAACCTACCTGCATTTAAGAGAATGTGGGGGTCTGAAGCTATAAATAAAAAGGATAGTACTGAAGAAAAGAAAAGAAAAAATTCTATAAATAAATCTGACACTGAAAGAGTTGCAAAAGAAATAGAATCTAAATTAGACCCTAAGGTAAAAGAGTTTGCTGATTGGCAAGTTAATGAGTATTTTCCAAGTCTTTACGAGTATTACAATTCGATATATAAAAAAATATACCGAACCGATATGCCTTGGAATGAGTTTTATGCAGGAAGAATATATAGAGATAAGGATATTCCCGAGGCGATAGATTTGTTAGGGACAAACTCAATTATACAAACAAGCGTAGGTGGTTCATCAACAAAGTCTAGAATAAACAACACGAAAGAGATTATGGCTATGGATGGTACTGACGCTCTAATGACGTACCTGAATGATATGGAATTTTTTGCAGCTTATGCTGAAAGTGTTAGGGATATAAATAAAATATTTACAAACCCAAACATAAAAGCAGCTATTGAATCTAACCACGGTAAAGCACTCTATACTTTAATACAGGACAGGATACAGCAAGTAGCTAATCAAGGCACAAAAAGTCCTGAGTTAAGTAAGTTTATAAATCGTATGAATAACGTATTTATAACCACTAGAGTTGCTCTATCTCCTGTCATATTCTTAAAGCAAATGACCTCTGCTATTACATACTCATCTGAAATTGGATTTAAAAACTATACTAAGTATTCAGTTAAAAATAAATCTAAAATGATTGAAGTATTTAAAGAAATTAAGAATAATTCTGTTTATATGAAAAACAGAGGGGCTACTAATATTATGAGAGTAATTGAAAGTTACAGCGACTCTGCTATGAAAAAGTTTGTTCCTAATGAAACTAAAGATTTTTTTATAGATGCTATGATGTTCTTTGTTAGAACAGGTGATAAAGGGGCTATATATATTGGTGGTATGCCTTTGTATTCCTACTATAAAGCAAAGTTTAAAGATGAAAATCCTAACTCCACAGAGCAGGAAGCTATTGATTACGCTATACTTAAATTCGAAAAGGCTACAAAAACAACTCAACAATCTGAGGATATTCAAGATAAGGATTACTTTCAAACAGGAGATGCTATAGTTAGAGGCTTAAACGCTTTTAAGACAACTCCCAAGCAGTACCTTAGAAGAGAAATAATGGCTATTAGAAACTTATATAGAAAGGCTAAGTCAAGAGATAAAAATGCAGGTAAAGGGACTCTTTATGAAAATGTAAGAGAATTTACTATGTTTCATATGATTATGCCTGCTTTCTTTCAATGGGTTTCAGCAGGCCTTCCCGGAGTTCTAACCGATTGGGATGATGAGGATGACCAAGATATGATAAGAGCTATGCTTATAGGAAACTTAAATGCTTTATTTATTCTAGGTGAAGTCATTGGAGGGTTAGGTGATTTAGCTACAGGTAAACCTTGGGCTTCAGACATAGGGAAACAAGTAGGTATACTTGAATTATCAGGCTCAATAATTAAGAAGATTCAAAGAGCCAACCAACTTAAAGACCCCGAGAAAAAAGCTCAAGCACAAAAAGAATTGTACGCAGAGATGCTTACTTTAATGAAAATACCTGCACCTCAACTACTTAGAATGACTCAAAACGCTGAGAAAATTTCAAGTGAAGAAATGGATTCGGGAGAGCTAATACTTAGGCTTCTTAACTATTCTGAATACGTAATCAAAGGTAGAGGTAAAAATAAAAAAAAAGGAAAAGGGGATGACTAAGTCTGAATTAAAGAAATTTGACCCTGAGTTGTATGATATTATGTACAACTCAGAATTTAATGCAGAAATGAAAGCTCTAACAAAACAACTTGAAGATTTTTAATGTAAGCAAAAAAAAAGAGAGTCTGTTCGAACAGACTCTCCAATACAACCGAGCAAGTAACACTCAATTATTTAGCACAATAGTCATAGCAAATATAACAATACTTCCTATATAAAATAACATATAGTGTAAATAATTATTGCACTAACTACTGCCGCAAAGACAAACTCTTTTATGTCAGGTGTTTCAGAATCGTACATACTTAAATCCTTTTTGTTGGCTATAATAAATCATTAACTCCTCGTCATTAACTGAGTGTGCTCTTGGCTTTCTACCACCCCACCTAACATCGCCTTGTATCTCTGAAACCTTAGCGTAGATAATACCATCCTCACACGCCCATATCATTACAGGATTCAGTCTCTTGTCGCATAGCTTAACAATCTTACGTGCTGCAACAGGCAAAGGATAAGCCTCTTTAAGAGGTCTTAGTCTTCCTTTAACCTCAACATAAGCAATGAGTTCATCTGCGCTATTAAACACTCTGTAATCAATATCATTCGGGCCTAGCTTCTTAAAGCTACCACCGAAAATATCTACAAACTTTTGTATAGCTTGCTGCTCTCTTGTTAAGTCCACCTCAGATTCAAACCTCATAGTGATGTTCTGCGTGACATCTAGCACATAGTACCTGACACTTTTTTATTTCCTTTACTATTCTCTTTAACGATAAACCATTACACACACCTTCCGATACTGCAAACTCTTTATTGTCATCCGTGTGATGAAACTGTAAAGCCTTTACATTAAAAGATTTGTGAGTCTTCTTAGAGTATCCACACTTAAAACACTCTAGACTTTGCTTGTACTCTTCAAACCAAACCTTCAGCTTATGTTTGTAGTTATACTTAGTTGTGTTGTAGCAAATCTTACATCGCCTTCTATAGTACTGCTTACCATTCTTAACACCGGCAGACCAATAATAACTTAATGGTTTCTGCTCTTTGCAATCGCTACATTCTTGAGTCTTAGATGTCATCCTGTAAGGATTCTAAAACCGATGAGAGCTTTTTAATTAAACGCTTTATCTCAGCTTTTGATTGCTTATGCTCTCTATCAATAAGGGATTCGTATATGTTATTAGTAGAGTCGTGTATCTCCTTCATCAGTAAATTGATGTGCGTTATTCTTGACTTGTGGAGATTAGACTTCTGTGACATTACTCTTAATCAAAGCAGGAAAGAAAAGTCTTTCCCATCTGTGGGTTTATTTTTTGGATTACTTTATAAATCTTTTTAGATATTACTTTAACATCAGCAATCTCTTTCTTAGTTGAGTCCGAACCTAACTCTGTATACATCTTACAATCTATACGTAGAAGTTCATCTAACTTTTTCTTATCATCCCAAGTTGTAAAACCTAAGATGTCTTCTATGTTATTATGAGTATACTCCATTGAAAAATCTATTTAGTTTAGAATGAATTTTATTTTCTGTCCCCGGCTTAACTCTTGTGTTAATCATTTCGTGAAGAGACTTATTCTTTTCTGCTTGATTCTCAAGGCTTTGTACCTTCAATTTTAGTAGCTCGTTTTGCGAATGTAATTCTTTTATATTTAAGTTCAAAGATTTATTATCATTTTCTAACTCATCCACCTTATAATCAATCACAGTATCCTCGTCAACATAGAACTTTTCTAGTATAATGTTGTGAAATTTCCTAAACCTTTTGTCAAACTTATAATACACATCAAACTTTTTATCATTGTGTATCACGCTTGAATGGTGTTTATTTATTGACCGGCCAATATCTTGCACACCAAAACCTACGTCACGCATAATTCGTATGTAGGATATTCTTGCAGATACGTACTCTCTCTGTCTGTTATTCCTAGAAATATCTAGCCTATATACAGACTCAACAACAGCTTTTAGTCTTGCTTTAGTCTCTGACTTTGTCTCGTCCCTTACTATTAATTCCTCTATTTTCATTTAATTCTAGTGTTTGATTGTTATTAATTGCGTCAAGAAACTCATCAACACCTACACCTTCTAGTGATAAGTATGTTGGTCTCTCATCTTCCTCGTTAATGAACTCAACCTTAAAGTATACAGGGTCTTCAATCTGAATAACACCATACACATACTGTGCTAAGTCATTAAGAACCTTAAACTTGCTTTGCTCTCTACTTAAAGTCTTGATTATAAACTCTATCTCATCGTCCTGATAAAAATCTAAATCATCAACAAACTCTTCTGTTAAGAGTAATCTAATCGCCTCTGTAGACTTCTGTTCTGAATCCATAACTGTCTAGTTCTTTAAGTCTATACTCCTGTAGTTTAGATACCTTTCCTGTAGGTTTCTTGACCTCACTGAATAACACATCAGCGTTAGGTTTGAATGCAACCAAGTCGGGAATCCCGTTCTTATTAGTCTTGATTAACTTCAAAACATAATAACCTTGAGACTCCAACTCCTTGATTCTTTTAGATTGTATCTGTTGCTCTGTCATTTAATTGTTTAAATGTTACAGGGTGTTTTGATAAGAATGGTTCAACCTCTTTTAGTTTAGCAAACTTTATATACTTCCCTTCTGTGTCTAATACTTTAACCATTGATATAACAATCTTCGGCTCTTCATCTACGATTTCGTAGTGGTATCTTGTAATCTCAAAACTTCCTATCATTGTGTTTATTTTTATAAAGATAATAAATCTCTTTTAAAGTGGCGTAAGGTATAGTCCTTCTTCTTTGTAACTGCCTTATAGATTTTAGACTCGATACCTCCCTTGGAGAATATCCAATAAACCTTATTCTTAAGACGTTCTTTAGTTGTCATCCTATCCTTAGACTGCCAATAGCTTGTGGCACTGAAGTCAATGTTATAGTAGACTAAGCAGTCAGCATCCTTGAGCGATATACCTTCACGTCCTGAAACAATCTGTAAAGCTATATGCTTATTAGTCTGTTGGAACAGACCAAGTTCAGTCACTAAGTCATCACCGAACACCTTCTTCAAAGCATTCAACTCCTCTTTAAACTTGTAGAATATTCCAATCTTCTTACCCTTGAAATGCTCTTTAATAAACTCAGCTTTTGAGTAGTCTACTATCATTGAATTACCACCCTCAAACTTTACTGTGCCTGAGTATATCTGATGTAGCTTCATCATTAACTTCACAGGAGTATCTGCTAAGACAACCTCATCATTACCCTCAACAACCAAATCTTTCTTTAGCTTATTAGCTAAGTTGTACGTGGTATCTAACATCTTAACCTCAAGAACATCCTCTGTGGTCTCAGTAACAAACCCTGCTTCCTTCTGCGTAAGGCTTATAGTAAATGGCTTGACTGCATCTAGTATTGATTGCATACCATTTGAATAGTCTCGAATCATTAAGCCGTTTATCTTTCGCTCCGTTACGTTTACGAATCTATCACAGAATCTGTAGAAGTTTTTAAACATAGCAAATGGATTACCTTTTATTCCATACACTTGATGGTACATCTGACTATACGATTCAGGTGTTGGTGTACCTGAAAGAAGTACAACCTTGGCTCCTGTCTTTACAATCAAATCTCGCACACCCTTAGCCCTCTTATTTGGTTTAGGGAATGCGCCAAGACTATGAGACTCATCACATATAATCACATCCCACTTTATGTTGGGAGCCTTGTGCATTGACTCGTAGTTGATTGTAAACAAGCTAAACCCTACAGGGCATAGCAAGTCGTAGTCATCACTTATTGATTGTATCGCTTTCTTTTTTGTAAGGAACAATACATTCTCAGCATTAACCTTCTCACATATTCCAAGGCTAGTAAGAGTCTTCCCCGTCCTAACTTCCATAGCTAGGTACACGAAGTTCTTAGCCTTGAGTATGTTTGTGGCTCTACCAATTATATCCGATTGGTATTCTCTCCACTTCACAGTTTCTACCATTCGTCTATTGCAAATATTGGAGTCTTCTCTCCAACGTAAGCATCTAATGTGTTGAACTGAAAGTATTCGCAGGCTTCATCGTATGTCATACCACCTTTCACAAGTATATTTACGCACTTGCTTGTTGAGTATATCAATCGCCTTGTCTTGTAATCAAATCCTATGCAGGCAGAATCAAATCCATCTGCCTTTAGGAATGTTTCATCCTCGTAGTGTTCAACGAGAAAGTCTAGTAGTGTATCGTATCCTTTCATTATTGTGTTTTTATGATTATAAATTTACCGTGTACGTCTCTTCCAACCTCAGGTTGAACTCCTTCTTTAAATAGTGCGTATGAAACTAACCATTTATAGAACTTGTTTCGTGATAATGAAGAGCGTCCACCTCTTGGTTGATAGTCCGGATACTCTTCAATGAAGTCAAAGAATAATTGATTAGTTGTTAGCCTTGTATTTGAAGGTAGGTTAGCTGAGCCTTCGCTTCCTTCAACCAATCCACACCATTCAATAAACTCGTGACTTGTATCTGAGGATAGTTGTCGCACGTTTAGATTAACGAAAGCACTCTTCTTAAGGCCTCCACTTAGGTATCTCTGTAGGCATCCAATCATATAGTTATCAAAACCACACCACTCGTCATCACCCCAATCACCAAACATTAACTTACCGAAGTCATCCAACGGAGTAAAGTTCTTGTTGTAATGCTGATGCAATTCAAGTTCCCATTTACGTCTAGCAAATGAATTACCTGAACCTTTAATTGCGTAGTTAGTTGTGATTGCAATCTTAGGAGATTTTGAGAATGGTATCTTGATAGCATCCTTGTTCTTCTTCTCTAGCGTAAGACCTTCAGTAACCACACTGAATAATCTCTCGAAGTCAAAGTGCTTCTTAACGTCATCGAATACAAGTATCTGCGTATCTGCTGATACAAGTTGGTATGCAAACGAACGCTCAAACGTAAATGATTTACCATCAATCGTTACAACCTTCTTCATTTTAGATAGAGCATTCATAAATAAACCCTTACCTGTACCACCCTCAGGATTATCAGAGATAACCTCATCGTTTAGTATCACTGCCGGACAGTAGGATAGATTCTTGTGTGCGTGAAGCATAAAGCCAATAGTACTCTCCATTGATTTGATTCGCTCCGAGTCGCTACCACATACATTGTTTATGAATTTCTTGTAGTCGCAGTCGCCAACCTCACATAGATTAAAGTTCCTATCAATCACGTGGTCACTCCAAACGTAACCACCTAAGTCTAGGTAGTCTATTGGTTTGATAGCATCCTTGGTAATCTGTACTGCACAATTTCTGTAGTACAAGTACGCTGAGTCTTTGGTGTCTGATATAAAGTATATATCAATCGTTGATAGCAGAGTAAGAAATTCCTCTCTAAAGAATCGTGTGCTATCTGCAAAGTAGTTGTAGATACTTAAGTCCTCTAGAGAAATAAGATGACCTAGAATAAAGTCCTTAATCTCCTTCTCTGATGTGTGGTCTATAAGGTTGTTTGTAACCCTTACAAAGACGTAGTTCTTACTTCCCTCCGGACAATACTTATAGAATCCGTTGTCCTCTAAGAACGCTTTAAATAGGATGTGAACAATCTTTATAGTTCCCTTGTCATTCTTAGTCCAAAACTGTTTTAGGGAATCCTCGTCTAGCACTCGAGATAACACTGACTCTATCACTGCTCCGTCTAGACTCGAGTCTTCTAGTTCTTGACGGATTTCCTTTTTTGATGCACCACGTCTGAACTGAGACTTGATATTGTTTACCCTCTCTTCGTCTTCGTAGTATTTAGTTCCAAAGTTTTGAGAGTTAGAGTAAGCTGAGTCAATCGTTCGGGCTATCTCATTCAAGGTAAAGCCTTCTGTTGAGTAGCTATTAAGAACGTAGGATGCTAAACTTTTATTGATACCGTAGTCGTTAAAGGCCATCGCTAAAACAAATGCGTTCTGATTTCTTTGACCTTCAGCCATTGGGTACTTCTTAGTCCACCACTTAACAAGTATCTCTACAATCTTATTCTCATCTGTGATTGGAATCGTAGGGGCATCTCTTATAACAGACACCTCTTTGTACTCAACGTCTTGAATCACATCCCACACTGAGGATGTATCGTTGACATAGATTAACGGGTCATATGACTCGTAACATACCCTTGATATGTTCTTGCAAGTCTTATCAAAATACTCTGAGTTGAAATGATTCTCAAGGGAGTTGAAATAGTTTACGTGATTGTCAATATCCTGTGGCACCTTTACCAATACCTTGAGGCCATTACCTGATGGAGATATAAATACAGAGTAAACAAATCTATCCTTGCTTAGCTTCTCCTTCTCGGATAGCATAATTTTTTTCTTTGGATAGCCATCAAAGTCTAAACACATTAGACCACTATGAACGCTAATCGAATCGTCTCTACGTTTTGTGAATGTTCCCGAGAAGCATACTGCCGGAAGCAATTTCTTTATCTCGTTTCGTTGTGCTTTGTCGCTCTCTAGTCTGATGCTCTTGACTAGTTCTTTGGATGCACCTTCTCTTATTCTTTCTAATACCACTCCTACTTCTCTATAGAATGGAGTCGCAGTTTCCTTGATATTTTTAAATATCGTTACTTGTAATGCTGACATTGTGTTGATTTTGTGTTAAAGATTAGTACCTAACTAACTGATTATCAATAGTAGTGTTAATAATGTTAATTTTAAAGTATAAATATATAAATAAAAAAAATAATATAAAAGAAAAACCCTAATAGAATATATAGGGATGTCGAATTAACATTTAACATAGCTAAAAAAAAGGGTAGACATATAGCCTACCCTCTTCACTCTAACTAGGGGGAATTTAGAATGGTAAATCTTCCTCTACCACAGTAGTGGTTTTAGCGTTAGTCGTGTTTGATTTTGGTTCAAACGTATCAAGCTCGATGTATGGCTTACCACTTCTACCCTTAAGTATATTAAGGTTTACCCATCCACGCTTTGAGCCATGCTCTTTCAAGAATGGTATAGCATCCTCTAACTTGATTGATACTCTCCCAACAACGAAGTCAGGTTGGTTGTCTCTCGTGTTGAACGAGAATCCGTCTGCAAAGATTTTCTCTTTTGCCATAGTGTAAATATTTATCCTCCGTTATAAAGGCTAGACTCGATTGGAGGCACATCGAGTTTCGCCATCTGTGTGAGTCTGTTCGAACAGACTAATCAATGTACTCTTCAATAAAGTAGTCTTCAATAGTGTGCTGAGCGTCCTCTGAAAAGAACTTATTGTACACCTCTATTGCTCGCTCTACCTTTAATTCTCCTCGTCTAATGAAGTCTTCAGATGGTCTAAAGATTCCTAGAGCGTGAGTTGTCTTATCAATAACTAAGAAGATAAGTGGCTTACCAAATAATTCTTGGTATATGTATGCTTGACTATCGTAGTTATATAGATTCGCTGACCTCTTAAACTTCTTAATGTCTCCGGTGGTCTTTAAATCTATCAAGCAGTCTGATGCTACAATATCAGCCTTGCCTTTCCACATCATTCCTTTAATCTCTTTCACGTTAGGCACCTCAAACTGATTGCCTTCCTCGTAAATCATATCAAAGAAATCCATATTAGCAAGCATTGTATCCACCCAAGACTTGATGTCATCAACCTCTTTGTTTAGCAGACAGAAATCTAATTCATTATCTAATACAAAGTCCTTGTACTTCTTAGTATTTCTTGAACCAATATCTAAAGACACAACATCTCTAGCTTTCTCCGGCTCAAGTATTAGCTGATGGAATAACCTTCCTTTAGCGAACACGGGATTGTCTGCTCTAGCTACACCAAATTCCTTTGGATTGTTTAGTAGCGAGCTGATGTCTGAGTTAGAGAGGTAGTTCTTACCTACCCCTCCATAGTACTCAGCATCGTCACGGAGTTTCTCTATAATATCTGACATATTACATAGCCTTCTCTAGTTCCTTCTTAACCTTAGCATTCATCTTGTACTTGGTCTCCAAGTTCTTAACAATCTGAGCAAGACCTAAGTTTTTGTTCGCTGACATATACTTCATAACCTTAACCCAATTGTCGTCTGCAATCTCAAGAGTTATCTTAGACGCTTTAGTCTTAGGCTGTGACTTAACTGTAGTCATCTGTGGCACATCCTCTCCTGTCCATAGAGACAAGCCTAGCCCGTGCATTGCGATTGCTTTAGCAGTTGAACGCTGAATAGATTTGTTCACATCCATTGACGTAACTTTCTCTAATGGTATTGAGTTGTTTCTGTAGTCCATTACCGGAAGGTAATCGATATGCTCTAAGCCACCCACAACAATCCCAACCTTAACGTATGCAGTTGTTCCATCTGTGAAGTAGTTTAAGTCTGTTTGAACAGACTCATATACAATCCTCTGTGCATCGGGATGTATTGTCTTTAGCATATGCCAAGCATTTGCCCAAGATAGGTAGTCTAAGTTTCCTTTGCGCTCAACCTTTTCTCTGATAGGGAGCGTAGCTAGTGTAGTGTAATTGTTCTTACTCATTGCTTAATAGATTTAATTTATTAGAAATTTTTGCGTAGCGATTCATTATATTCTTTCTACGTGTATGATAGCCTTCTATCTCTTTTTTACTAGCAAGATTAAGAATCGCTTCATTAACATTGTAGTCAATCATATCTAACTTCCTTCGATAGTTAGACAAAGATACGTCATAAACACCATATCTCCAACCGTTTACGTGAAATTCTTGGTATTCTTTTTGGGTAATCTCCTTGTAGTAATCTCCACCTCTTGTGGTATTAAGAATCTCTATAAAGCCACTCTCTCTGTCCCTTACTATCTTAACCCCAAAGACTAACCTAGCCTCTACATATGGAGTATCTAGGATAGCTGAGTAGCTATCATTAAGTGCTTCCTTGAATACATCCTCTAAGCTACGCATAACTCTAGTCTTTTAATTATTAGCTTATAATCGTTATCCTCGTTAACTTTCTCTTGCATACATTTAATGCCGTGCATTATATTGTTGTGTGCAATATCGTATCCATTGTCTAACATAAACTGAGTGATGTACTTAAGTCTCATTGGTCTTGTTGAGCATAAGTAATACAAGGTGTACCTTGCATCCACTAAGTTTCGTCTCTTAGATTTAACGAATAAGTCATCTTTGCTTATACAAAATAGCTTAACTACTTCGTCTACATACTGATTAAATATCTTTCTTTTCATTGTCATCAATTGAAATCATTAATAATACTAGGTAACCAACCAAGTCAAACAGAGTATCCTCCGTCTCATCTGATACACCTACGTTCTTTATCCTTGCTAACTTGTCATCTATGCGAGAGCATAGAGAATTGGTAGCCTTACCCTTACTGAAAATATTCAGAGGCTCAAGGGCAGAACTACCATACGCTCTATTCTTTTGTATCAGCATATCCTGAATCAGGCTTAGCTTTCTTTTTATCTGATAGTCTCTAGACTTGCTCATCAATCAAACTCTTTACGTGATTAAATAACGTCATTTCAACGTGCTTAAAGTCTACGTCCTCGTGGTAGTTCCAAAAGAACTTATTAGTTCCTACAAACTCAATGCAGAACCCACCTACATACCGGCAAACAGACTTACTGTCCTCTCGTAACTTACGGTGTGGGTATCTGTCTTTCATTTGGTCTGCCGGCATAATGTGACCGGTGTTTACAAATTGTTGATGGTCTAGCTTATCTAGATTGTCAAGTATCTTTTGGCATCTCTGCACGTGATACTTATCCGGAGTAGAGCATAGTTTCTCTAACCGAATATCATTTAGTATACTCTGTTTAATGTTCATTGTGTGTTTATTTTTGGTTTATTAATAGTACAAATATAATACATATTTTATACATAAACAAATTATTTAAGTAAAAAAAAAGAGTCTGTTCGAACAGACTCTCTTAATATCTTTGATTGCTTTTGTCTATATATGAAACCTAGAAAAGGTGGTGGTCTAGACTATTAACCTTAAGCAAGCAACCCTTCAGTCCCCAAGACATCGGAGAGACCAAACTGACCACGCTTACGAATTTAATATAGCTTCCATATCGTCCCATAAACTAGGAGTGTATGTCTCTGCAGTTGGAGTCGAATAGAAGTTTCTATAGCTATGCTGAACGTATGTCTTATGCATCTGAGTATCCTTTGTTATCGTCTTTGGATTGAAATACACCCAACAATTTATTATCCTACCTTTAACGTGGATAGGTACTTGCTTTCTAACGTACCACTTTGGATGACCTTCTAGCATATCAAGTCTTGCTAGTGTATCGTCTGATACCTTGAACACATCAACCTGTACATTATAACCCACGCCTTTCTGCTCTACCATATATGGTAAGCCTTGAATAAGTAAAGGATACCGGTCTTTAGTCACACCACTACCAATAAACTTAGATGTTGTTAGGTAGCTATGGTAGTTGCTATAATCCTTCTTTAGCGTGCCATATACTGCAATGATATTCTCTTGCAGTACGTTAGCTTTAGAGTACCATATGCCATCTCTGTAATGCCAATCTCCTCTGTTATACATTTGGAATGAACGATTGCGTATATTCACTGTAACGAATCTACAATCGAACTGCTCTATCTCTTGCTTCCAAGTACGTCTTGGTCTAAGACCTAGCTGATTTGCTAGAACCTTTGAGTCGCACATCTCTGCGTTTCCCAATCCTTTGATTGTTCCATTCATCATTAAGTACTCATCCTTCTGAACTCCACATACGAACGGATGCGTGTTCTCTCTGTTGATTGCACCAACCGTAGCGTAACGGAAGTGAGCAATGAATGGTCTATCTGTGAGTAGAACTCCATAGTCTTTTGATTTGTGGTATGTTACCTCGTAGGTATCTAACCAAATAATTCCCAACCCGTGAGGATTGATTCTTGCTGATGTCTTTGCAATTTCTCTTGACATCATTTGCTCTTTCTGTTTGATAATAATTACACACATAGTGATTGTGATTTGTGAGGAGTCTGTTGGAACAGACTGACCTCTGATTAATTGTATTTGATTTGTACAAAAGTAATACAAAATTTAGACACTGCCAAATTTATTTACATTTCTTTTACTTACTCCAATCTGAACTCATCCTATTAAATAACTCGATAAAGTTTATCTCTCTTATATCAATCAAGTCAGACCACATACAAGTACCTATAGTGTTTATTAGGTTTTCGTGTTCTTCTTCGCATTGATTTTTTTCTCTGTTGAAATCAGTTTCGTTATTTATTTTGTCTCCATAATGAAGGTTAAACAACCAAGTTGCTCTGTTTGTCCATCCGTTATACTTCATAGTCTTAGTTGTTTTGGTTTTTAATAAATTCTACTACTGCTTTGTAGGTGATGTTTATATCACATTGCTCAAGGGCATAGTACACAAAATCAAAATAATCTAATCGATTCTCTTGTCTACATTTCTGTACCACCGGCATAAGCCAATCCCAAGAACAATGATAATTTGATTCGTGATGTTTTTGGTAAATTTCTTTACCCATAAATTCTGCTATAAGGATATTACCCATGTCAATATCGTGTTGCTTACTGCTTTCTATTGCGTCTTTACTTCTTAAATCCATTGTTGTCTTCTTTAATGTTAATGATTACCCACTCGTGTGAGCCTTCCTTCTTAAACGATTCAATCTCTTTCTCACTTTCTAGGTAGAAAAATATATCGTCATCATCATCCTCAATATCTCCTATCTTAAGAATCATATTGTCTTGGATGTCTCCGTTATCAAGCCACTTGATTGTAGCTACAAATCTCTTATTCGTCATCTCCATAGCTATTTTCCTCCATTGCTTGTTGTGTTTCTTGCATAATCTCAACGTGCTTCTCATTGTCGGGATTGAACTCACGCTCACGCTGAGCGTTTGTGATTGCTACCCCCTGCATAAGACCTTCTTGCATTGAGATAAATAACTCTTTCATCTGTCCCATAATAGTTTAGTTTTAATGGTTAAGACTAAAGTCTGTTCGAACAGACTCTAGTTTCGAGCAATAAGCTCTCATCAGTTAACCTTTTCTTATCAAATCTTCCATCTCGTTGATGGCACCCACGTCTAGGAAGTCATATAGGAAGTTGTCTATTGGGACAACGTAATTCGTTGTCCCACATACATACTCTATTGACTCCACGTTTAAGCCAAAACCATCGTCCGTGTAGCTTACGATAACCTCGTAGTCTACACCCTCTTTAATTGTCTTCTGAGTCATAGCCTAAACTTTCTTCCATATCCTTTGTATCAGCACCCCACTCCTTGACGCACTTAACAACCTCATCGTCTAACGAGAACACACCATCGTATCCATCTAACACATTGCCCGTAAACTCAAGCCCACCTTCTCCGTAGTAGTCATCACCACCACTCTCGGTGTCGTATATCTCAAACCAACCTCTCTCTCTACTCTTATCCCAACCAACGTGGTATTGCATTGTTTTTTTCTCACGCTCTATCGTAGGAGACATTGAACTCTCCCAACCTACGTATCTTACTTTCTGAAAACTCTTTTTTAACTCGCTCATAATTATCTTGTTTTTAATATACTTGTTGAACTTTTCCATTGTGTGTGACCTTCACTGCGTCTCCAACCTATACGTCTGTACTTGTCGGCATCAAGACCTCTCTGTAATTGTTTCCACACCTTTGTTGATTGTGGTCTTATGCAGTGCTTTACTGCACCGATAACCTCGTGGCTCTCGCCTACTCTCTCGTAATAAAATGTTGTTCTAATACTCATTGTGTTTTGGTTTTTAAAACGGAGTCTGTTCGAACAGACTCCGTTAGTTAATATTAGTTATCTAATGATATAGTTATTGGTGAAAATTTAATATCATCTACGTCAGGAGAACATTTACTCAAGTCTCTTATCTCCTCGTACTCTTTAACCCAAAAGTTATCAAGTAACCATTCAATAATCTCTTGTTGAATGTCATCAGCCATTCCCTCTTTACATCTGTTAACGAAATTTTTCGTTACTCTTTTCGGAGATGCGTAACTGATAGTAACATCAAACTTCTCATTGATTTTGTACTTCTTGTTTTTCAAAGTGTACTGACCTCTTAATTGTAGCATAACTCTTTGGTTTTAATTAGTCTGTTCGAACAGACTTGGTTAGTATTTATTGTACTTAATTTATACAAAGATATGTATAATAATTCGAACTACCAAATTTATTTTTAACTTTCTGATTATTAGATAGTTAACATTACATTGCCCCAAATGGGCATTTTTAGCCCCAAATGGGCAATGAGATACATTTGGTTAAGACACAAGTCTGTTTGAACAGACTTATGTTTCGACTATCAAAGTCTCGTCAGTTAACCTTTAACCTTCCACTCGTACTTCACTTTGAATCCATGCTTGTAGTGATGGTGTAAAGCCTTCAATTCATTTAGGAATGTCGTGTAGCTATTCCTCGCAATGAACTCTCCGTTTAAATATATCGCTCGAGTCAGTTTGTATCTAAACTCCCACCAATACTCATCATCTGTATCTCTACCGAATCTGAATCCAAGTACGTCAGAGCGCTCTCCACCATCGCCTTCGCGATAGTATGCGCTATACAAGACACCATCTGTTCCATTATAGTGATGCCCACAATATGGCGCAGTCTCGCCCTCATAGTGGTTTAACTTACCACGTTTCTCATCTATGCGATAACACGCATCTATTACTAAGTTAATCAATCTCTTTCTCATCTGTCTGTGTTATTAAGTTATACAAATCCTTTGGTTTAATCTCGTTCCACTTACCGACTCCATTTAATCGGTAGAACTTTCCATCCTCGTCAAGTCTTACCAACTTGCCTTCCATTACAAATGCTTTTGGTTTCATTGTTTCTAAGTTTTAGTTACATCTATCTAGATAATCATCGTGTATGCCTAAGTCAACCTCTTGCTTATGCTCGCACTCAGTCTCCCATTCTTGTTCTTCGTCAACCTCTGTGACTATCATTCCCTGCTCTTTAGCTTTCTTCTCCAATGCAGGAAGACTAGCTATATACAAATCTTCGCTCTCGAATGTAGCGACTAACTCTGCGTGAGAATTGCTCTCAAAATATACTTTAATCATAGTTTCTATGGTTTAACTCGTTTGCAATCAGTAAAATAATCGGTAAATCCATTAGCGTGATTAGAAGTTTAATCTCTAGGCAATTGGACATCGTGTACACTGCAATCGTTAGAACGCTAGCTAGCACACCTATCATTGTTAAGGTAAATTTGCTCATAATTCCTGCTTATTTAGTTAGTGTTTCATTGTAGTACTCAGCACAAGCCTTCGTTAGCTTTAATGCTTCTGCATCTGTAATGTCATACACCATCTTAAAGATGGTAGCTATCTTTAACGCACTGCTCATCCCCGAGTCAATGCATCTAGCGTATGTAATTCTGTGTTTTGTGGTAATCATAATCTGTTTGTTTGGTTAAGACGCAAGTCTGTTGGAACAGACTCACGTTTCGACTATTCAAGTCTCATCAGTTAACCTAGCTGAAGAATAACCTCATCGTCAACGAAATGAAATTCCTCGTCTCCATTTCTGTCCTCCTCAGAGTACCACTTGTTAACAATAGTACACCCTTCAAGAGAATTAGCGACAATAAACTGCTCGTATCCGTACTCAGCACCAATTTCTAGTGATGCAATTTGCTTTCCTTCTGCGTTTTGAATAATTACTTTCATAATCTGTTTGGTATTAAATTAAAGTTCCCGTTTCGACCTTTTGGTCTCATCAGCACAAGCACTCACTTGTGGACGGATAGAGGAGTCTGTTGGAACAGACTCCCCAATCATCATCTTAGAGTCTCTGCTCTAAGGCTTCTAGTGTACAGATGGCTCAGTCTCCCGTATTGGTCAACGAATGGCTGCACTGCGTGGTTTATCTTTCGAGTCATAAGCATCTTTCTGAAGTGCTTTGATAACTCCATAACCTCAGACACCTTGTCATCATTGTTATTGTACATCATCATAAGGATTGGCTTTAGCTTACTCAAAAGACCTCTGTGTGTGCCATTCGGCTTGTTCACTGCGTAGTTAACAATCTCATACATCAATCGGTAGCGTAGATTCAAATCAGTCACAGACTTGATTCTGCTAGGCAATCTGAACTCCACTCGATTAGAGTCAATACGACAAACTTGGTATTTATCATGACCACTTAAGCCTTCCCAATCGCACTCATCTGCATTCATAAAGATGTTAGCTTGACACCATCTTCTCTTTAATCTGAAACGATACAGAGCGTATACGATTCCACTGAATGGTCTAAGTGCGTCAGCTAGCTCAGAGCCACTCATACCTTTTACTGCTAGGTTTATGTGACCTCCACAATCTATATTCGATGGTGAAAATTGGTCATCAACAATGTGCTTAACCTCACTGAACATAGACAATACCTTGTTTCTCCATACAGAACGACCTATAAGTGGTAACACGTTTGTGATGGCTTCAACACCACAAGAACCATCTGTCTCAAAGTGCGAGAATAACGGATATTCTTTAACTGCATTCCTATGGAATTGATTCTTTTCAACCTCAAAGCCAATAGTAAACTTCGCCTCAATCTCACCATCATCAGTTACATTGGTAGTTAAATTCAATTCATTGTGTGGTAAGTGCTTAATGTCATGTTGGAATGGAGTCTTATCAAAAAATCTGTAAGGTAAGCCATTGCGCTTTGCCCATCCATAGGATAACATACGACCTCTGTCATCGTTTCCCTCTGTAGTGTAAGTAATCTGTGCATTCATAGTGTTTGGTTTATTTGGTTAATGTTAGAGCCCATATGCTCGGCGAAAAGCATTACAACCACTTGGTCTATGGGCAAAAGTCTGTTCGAACAGACTCACGTTTCGGATATTCAATCCTCATCAGTTAACCTTACGCATTCAATTGCTCTTTAGCTTTAGCTAGTAACATCTCTAGTGCTTCGATTGACTTAGCATTAACTCCTTCAATCTTACCATCAGATAGTAAACGAAGACTAGCGCCTTTGTCAGACTCAAGTGCTTCAGCCTTAGCACTGAATGTCATCAGTGTAGTTGATGACTCACTACCTTCAGACTCCTCGTCAGACTCAGCGCCACCATTCTTAACGAATTTAAGACAACCTCTTACACTACGATTCTCAGTAGAGTCTTTGTACTCAGAGATTTTATTAGACTGCGCTTCTCTAATCTTTCCTAAGTTAATCATCTCAGAGAAGAATGCTTTCTTGTATCCCCAAATATCTCTAAAGTCTTCGGTAGTCATTACAATACCTGCATACTCCATAGCTTGTTTACCCTCTGCAGACTTCCACCATTGGTAAGTAATGTGCATCTTAAGAGATAGCTTAACTTGGACGTCGAATGTATTCTTAACTGCAGTCTGAACATCTAAATTCATTGCCATTGCACCATTGAATTCTTGGACATTGTTTTCTAGTAATTCTTCGAAATTTCTGTTAATTTGACTCATAATCGTTTGGTTTTGAGCATCTTAGCTCGTTATGGTGGAAGGATATCTCCCACTCGCTCTGCTAAATTAAGTATAAATTTTGTATAAAACTAATTATACATAAAGAAATGTTTAAAAAATGTACATTCAGTTTAAGATGTCAGTAAATGCTAGGAATAACGGCAGGCATATTGTGAGCAGTTTGTTTATGGTGTTTTGGTGTAGGGAATGGATAACCTCCATTGTGAGCATATGCTACAAATGGATGTTCACTCTGTGAGTCTAGACTGATTGCAGTCTGTTGGAACAGACTATCTGTAATGCAGTGAATACGTCAAGCCTAATGACAGCAGGAGATACAGAGCGATGACAACAGCGATGCAGTAGGTTAACTACCACAGGCACAGGCAGTTAGGTAGTGCTATGCAAAAGGCTAAAAAATCGGGACACCGAAGCCGAAAAGCGAACCCCGCCCTTTTCGAGAATGTCGGTTTCTGTCGGGGGGTAGCGCTGCGCACATCACATATAACCCACAACCCCTATATATCTAAAAATTTTTGTATCTTTACCCAATGTACGAGATAGAATTACAGAATAGAATGAAGGTAGGATTTGTATTGGGCTTCTCAATATTTCCATCTGACGAAGATTTTAAGTTCGCTGAGTACATATTATACTTAGGATTAATTAGTTTACACATAAAAATATACAAAGATGAGCTATAGTGGATTGACAGTAAAGAACGGCAGATTAATTAACAATCGCCCGGTAGGAAAAAGTGGAATCGAGGAAGCAGCAGAACTTCGCAAGATGGTTAAGAAAAATGAAAAGACCAATATGATTGCGGATGGTATTGAGAGAGCTGAGATGAAAAAAGATATGAATAAATTATTCAAAGGCATTTAAGATTCATTGTGTTTGATGGTTGAATTGATTGGGTAGTGACTTTCAATTCGAGAAGAGGGATTAAGTTCCCTCTTTTTTTTGACATATAATGTTAAAGTGATGTTGATTTAATGTTGAAATGAAGGAGCTAACTATTTGATTATCAGTACTACTGTTAATAATGTTAATTTTAACCCTACTTTATAGGAATAAAAAATAATAATAAAGGGGGAATATATATATATATAGTAGGGCGAGTTGAAACTAACATTTGCGTATTAAAAAATATGTCTTATATTTGCATTAAATCAAATCAAGTACAAAATGAATCAATCAGGTTACACTCCAAAGGAGTTGCATTTCTCAGACGAAGGTAGAACTAAGTTGTTTAATGGTCTAGAGAAAATCACTAACGCAGTACAAAGCACACTTGGACCTCAAGGGCATACAGTGCTTATCGAATCACAAGAACATTTATCGGGAATGACGGTTACTAAGGATGGAGTCACGGTGGCTAAATCTATTAGCTTGCTTGACCCTGTGGAGAATCTTGCAGTCAGAATTGTAAAGGAGGCTGCGGAGAAGACTGCTGTATCTGCGGGTGATGGAACCACAACGGCTATCGTGTTGTCTAACGCCTTGGTTCGAAATGGAGACGAGCATATAAAGGACGGGTTGAATAAGACCGCTGTCTTTCGTGAGATGGTTAAGGGTACAGAAGATATTGTGAAGAGCCTTAAGAAGATGAGTAAGCCTGTTACTGATAAGACGTTGGCTAGTGTAGCAACCATATCAGCTAACAACGACCCATTTATAGGCGGTGTGATAGCAGATGTCTACAAAGAGGTAGGTAAGGATGGTATTGTTACCGTTGAACGCTCACAGACCCCTGATACTTACTTTGAGACTACAAAAGGAATAAAGGTAGATAGAGGGTATTCATCTAACTTGTTTGTGAATAATCATAAGAAGGACGAGTGTGTCTTTGAGGATGTTCGTATATTGGTTAGTGATGCTGAGATAAGTAATATACTACAGATTGAGAATGTGTTAAAGCCAATTATACAGGAAGGGAGTAAGCTGCTTATCATCGCACCTTGTTCGACTAACGTGATTAATACGTTATCGGCTAACGTGATGAAGAATGGTTTGAAGGTGTGTTGCATTCAGCCACCTAACTTTGGCTACAAGCAGCACGAGTTAATGAATGACATTGCTCTTTCGGTTGGTGCTACTTACTACAGTGAGAAGACGGGTGATGATTTGAGTTTAATTATGCCAAATGATTTAGGTAAAGCTAAAAAGGTTATAGTTAGCAGAGCGTCTACGATTATTGTGAAGGATGAGGTTGTTGTTTCGCAGGACGATATTGACAAGAGAGTTGAGCAGTTGTATTCGGCACAGCTTTTATCTAAGACAAAGGAGGAGAAGGAATTTATTCAATCAAGGATAGCATCTCTTACCGGTGGTGTTGGAGTGATATACGTAGGCGGTCAGACTGAGTTAGAGCATAAAGAGCTGTATGACAGAGTTGACGATGCTGTATGTGCAGTGCGTTCAGCTACGCTCGAGGGTATACTACCGGGTGGTGGCTTAGCTCTTGAGAACATCTCAAGGTTTATGACTATAAGTGACAAGTGGTCTGATGAGAAGAAGGTTGCTTACAAGATACTTAAGCAGTCATTGCTTGCACCTATAAATACTATACTGTCAAATGCAGGGCTGAGATATGATGACCTGTATAATGATGGGACGCCAAGAGGTTTCGGGTATGACGTAAAGAATGATAAGAGAGGGAGATTGATGACAATGGGTGTTATTGACCCGATGAAGGTTACAAAGAGCGCACTTCAAAATGCTGTGTCAGTAGCTGTCACTCTTCTAAGTACTAACGCTATTGTAACGATGGCACGAAGTTATGAGACAAAGTAATGGTAGTAAATATTGTAATTATACTAGCCACAATAACATCGATATCTGTTATTGTAAATGCCTTCTCAAGTGATAAGTAGTTTATCAGTATTAACCAAAGCAATTAAAGATGCGTGGAATAATATCAAAGGCTCTTCGAGCCTCAATCAAAAAAGGTATGACGCTAAGCGTTGTTCAAAGGTATCTAAGGATAAAGCACAAAATTGCAACGACTGTAGCTGTTCTAAATAAACGAATAAAAAATTTAGATGAGCAATAAAGATAAGAAGCCACCTAGGGGAAACGTGAAGTTTAATATAACTTTATCGGACGAGCAAAAGAAAGCAAAGGAGAATATAATGAATCACGCCTACAGCTTTATTGTAGGGAAAGCAGGCTCAGGTAAGACTCTCTTA